GGATGCCCAAGCTGCCACCCACCGCGCAGAGCGCGATGCGGATGCACAACGGCGCGATGATGCACCTGAGGTGGCAGATGGCCGGCCTGACCGAGGGCTGGCTGGGTGATGCCGAGGTGCCGGTGCACTCCGAGCGGCTCGGGCTCAAGGGCACCATGGACGGGATCCTGTTCAACGACGCGATCGTGGAACTGAAGAGCATCAACGCCCACGGATTCAGTCGTGTGGCCACCTTCGGACCACTGGTTCCGCATCTGTTCCAGATGGCCACCTACATGCTGTGCACGGGGCGCAAGCAGGGCGTGTTCATCTACGAGAACAAGAACGACCAGGACTACCGCGAGATCCCGGTCACGGCCGAGGAAGTGCCTCTGGCCGAGGCCGAGATCGCGGCGGGGCTGGTGTGGCAGACCATCACCAAGCGCGAGCTGGTGGAGCCGCTGAGCAAGTGCCTGGACCGGGAGGGCTGGATGTACAACTACTGCCCGTTCCGGGACCGCTGCCTGGGGATCAGGACCTGGGAGGACGTGTGAGAGGCGCGGAGCGAGCGATGCTGGAGTACCGCTGCCACTACTGCGGTGCCGAGCCCGATGAGTGGTGCCGGACCAAGAGCGGGTTCAGGTCAGGCTCACTGCACTCGTCCCGCTGGTACCAGTGGAAAGCCGACGGCGGGGAGCTGCTGGAGCCATGAAGATCCAGCCCACGGTCGTGGCCCCGAGCAAGAGGTTCGGGCGACGGCTGATCGACGTGGAGGTGCTGGAGGGCCTGCCTCCGGTCGAGGAGCTGCAGGACGAGCTCCTGGGCTACGCGAACGTGCTCCTGGGCCGAGCAGACCCGCCCACGGACATGGACTCCACCTTGGACCTGATGGAGGTGGCCGCGGCCTACTACGCGCGGGCCAAGGAGATCGACATGCTGATCCACTGGGAGGAGCAGAACCGGCGCGTGATCAGGGGCAGCCCGTACTACAAGCTGCGCACGGGGCAGCTCAGGTCGTTCATCGAGATGGCCAAGATGCTGGCTGACCTGGGCTCGAGGCGGCTGAGCCAGGAACGGCTGATGTTCGAGGCGAGATACGACGCGAACGGAGACACCTGACGGATGCCTGACAAGATCCCAGACGACGTGATCAGGCAGGCGCTGCAGCAAGCGGCGTGGGACAAGCGCAGAAGTCTGCACGCCTACCGCGCGGCGATCGAGCAGGCGCACACCCAGGGCTGGCAGCATACTGAGATCGCACGCGCGTGCGGTGTCACTGAGGCCGCGATCAGGAACTACCTGAAGCGGAGAGGGACGAGATAGGACTCAGGTGGTTACGGCATGGTTGACATAACTCTGGATGTGATGCACTGCTCGATGCAGTTCAGCGACTCCAAGGAGCATGTGCAGAGCGACGCGAAGAAGATCTTCGACCGGGCTGCCAAGCGCAAGATCGACTGGATCACCGGCACCGAGGCGGGTGAGGATCCGGTCCGGAGCGCGGTGAAGACCCAGGCAGGTGAGCACGACTACACCTTCCGGGAGTTCAAGAGCCTGTGGATCGCCCTGCGCAAGGACACCATGAAGCGCGCGGGTAGGAGCCACGAGGAGTTCACGGTCGTGGACAACGACCTGACCGTGGGCGCGGGACACGACACTAGCCTGCTGGTGGAGCGCTTCACCCACACCGAGGCGGGTCAGGTGACGGTCATGTGCAGCCACTACCCGCGGTTCGGCCGGCCAGGGGCCAAGGATCCGCAGTACCGGGCCAACCTGAAGTACACCCAGCAGATCGCCCACTTCATCGGGGATAAGGCCAAGCTGTACGGCAAGGACTCCCTGGTCTTCTACGGCGGGGACCAGAACATCCCCGACAACGTGTCTGACACGTTCTTCGGCGAGCCGATGACCTCGCTGGGCGATGAGCTGCACAAGTACCCCAACACCGGCCATGGCCCGATCGATGTGATCGCCTCCTACGACGGGAACAAGAACGTCCGCGGTGAGTACTGGCGCGGGCTGAGTGACAAGACCTTCGCCCTGTACACCGACCACTACCCGGTCGAAGGCGGGTTCGTGGTGCGCGGATTGGGTACGAAGTAAGGCGGAGGAGACGAAAGGAGCTGACCCATGGGCTGGCTTGGAATCATCCTCATCATCCTGTTGGTGCTCGTCCTGGCCTGGGTGTTCTTCGGCCGGAGGAGAGTCTGATGGACACCAAGACCCTGGAGTGGATCATCCTGGTCCTCCAGATCGTGACCGTCCTGCTGCTGATCTTCCCTTACGCGCGTCGCAGGTGAGGGTGGCATGACGCCCCGGCTCTGACTCGTCCACAGAGCCGGGGCATAGCCATGTACATCGTGATATCACCGTGGTGTGATATCACATGGCTGATATCAACCGGACCCAGTTCGCCCTCCGTCTGCCGGCAGACCTGATCGAGGACGTGGACAAGCGAGCCGAAGCGCTCCATATCTCCCGCAACCAGTGGTACGAGAACATGACCCGCTGGGTACTGGCCAACACCTACATCGAGGACAAGGACGTGGGAGTGCGGATCCAACGCGCTGAGGCGGGATGATGGCCCTGTGGCCAAGCACCCCTCGTTCACCCACGTCCACACTTCCAGTCGGTTCGACCGCAGTGTGGCCTCCCTGGAGACCGCCATCGACAACTGGCGGGAGATCTCCTCGCTGATCACCCTGACCGAGGTGGCCACGGCCAACCGCGCCCAGTCGCTGCGGGAGAAGGGCTGGGGCTACTGGAACGCCACGGCCCAGGGTGGGCGTGCGGACGATGCCGGCATCTGCTGGGACAAGTCGGTCTGGCGGGAGAAGCAGCACTGGGTGCGCAAGCTCTATGGCCGGTTCCAGTCCACCAACCAGGTGCTGAGTGGGCTGTGGGCGACCTCGGCCCTGCTCCAGCACACCGACTCCGGTCATCTGCTCCTGGTCAGCTGCTCCCACATGCCGCACGACGTGGAGGGCAAGGGCGGGTTCAAGACTGTGGGCGACGGTTGGAGGGCGCGCAAGGAGGCGTACCAGAGTGCGATGAAGGCCTGGTCAACCCACATCCAGGACCTGAACCGCAGGAAGAAGCCCGATGCGCTGATCGTGTGCGGGGACTGGAACATCAACCTGAAGGACAACTGGTTCCGGTCCTACATGCTCAACCACTGGAAGCCCTTGGACCTGAAGCTGGCCTGGAAGCACTTCCCGACCGAGGGCGGCTCACTGGGTGGCAACCGGATCATCGACGGCACCTGGTACCACGGCATGTCCACCGATGGGGCAGAGCTGATGCCCAGGAGCGCGAGCAGCGACCATCGCCCGTACAAGGAGCGGTTCACCCTGGGCCAGATTGAGCCCCACGATGCCTATGATCCTGCCTCGGGCCAGATCAGGCCGGGCAAGGAGTGGTGGGGGTTCGGGGACTACAGCAACGACCAGTTCTTCGAGCAGGTCAGGAAGGACGACGACGGGAACACGATCGTCACCTTCGACTTCGGTGACCTCGATCCCGACCAGTTCTGACTAGGCTGACCAGGTGAACCTGATCGGCATCGACCTGGGCGTGCACAAGATCGCCATGGCCCTGTTCATCAACAACGAGCTGGCCGACGCCATCAGCTGGGAAGCGCCCTACAACATCCCTCGCGACCGTCAGCTACGCGAGCTGGCCGGCGTGGCCTACGACTGGGGGCTGGGTCATGATGCCGATCAGATCTGGGTCGAAGAGCCCCTGATGGGCAACAACCACAAGTACTCCCTGGCCATCTCCGAGCTCAAGGGCGCGGTGCTGAGCCACCTGAACGTGCTGCGATCCAGGGGCTGTGACATCCGGACGGTCAACGTCTCCTCCTGGAAGCGGGAGGTCGTGGGCAAGGGAAACGCGACCAAGGAACAGGTGAGTAACTACATCGATGCGACTCATCCTGACTATGCTCCGTTCTGTGACGGTGACCAGGACCGCATCGACGCCTGTTGTGTCGGCCTCTACGGACTCCGGATCTCGGCCAGAGCCGACGGCCTCAGGCTCGCAGAGCCATCCCAGTAGCCACACCCTGGACGCCTGGCTGGACCTGACCGGCCAGCGACTGCCCGACGACGACTCCCAGCGCTGGGTCTCCTACAACGTCTCCGACCTCTACCCCGACTGGCAGGCAGACGCGCACTGCGCGGGCGTGGGGGTCCAGTACTACTTCGGCGAGTCGATCCAGCAGGTCAGGCGGGCGAGCAAGCTCTGCGACGTGTGCCCGGTCTTCTACCAGTGCCTGGAGCACGCCCTGGTCAACCGGGAGGGGTACGGGGTCTGGGCAGGCACATCTGGCCGGATGAGGCGACGGATCTTCAAGATGGTGGATGATGGCCAGACCACTGTGGCCGAGGTGATGGAGGTGTTCCACCGTGGCGAAGGTGACCGATATCGGCTCGGACCGGACGCCGGCCAGGCGACGGGATCACTCGCCCGAGAAGCTCTGGGAGCGAGCCCGGGAAGCATTCGACCTGAGGTTGGAGGGGCACTCGCCCTCTGACATCGCCAAGATCCTGAGCATCTCGGCCAAGGATGTGCGCTCACTGCTGGACGAGCTCTACGGGTTCGAGGCGGGCTACATCACCGATGTCGAGCGCAGAACGGCGCTGGCCACCGAGGTGGCGCGCCTGGACAAACTGCAGACCGCAGTATGGCCCTCGGCCATGATGGGCGACCCCAAGTCCGTGGACTCCGCGGTCAAGATCATCATGGCCCGGGCGAAGATCACCGGACTGGAGCAGGCCGACCCGGTGGTGAACAAGAACCTGGTCCTGGTGATGGGCGAGAAGGAGGAGGACTACATCAAGTCGCTGAAGCAGGCTGGTTCCGACTAGCCAGGGTGGGGATGATGTGGACATGCCGAAGCAGACAGTTCCGATACCGCTGACCGAACTGTCCGCGAGGCAGCTTGCTCTGTACAACACCCGCCTCCTACTCGAACTGAGGAACCTGATGAGCGATCTCGACCAGGCAGTAGACGACCTCAAGGCAGCAGTCGATGGAGTGGCTCAGCGGCTTCTCCCCAAGATCCAGGACCTCGAGGCTGCCCTGGCCGCAGCCCAGGCCGACGACGCCGATGTCAACGACGCGGTGAGCCAGATCCGCGCCGAGATCGACAACCTCAACGCCCTGGGTCAGGACCCCAGCACGCCGGTGGACACCGACGCCACGCCCGTGGACCCTCCCGAGGTCGAAGTCCCCGCCGATCCCGACGCCGGTGGTACTACCGACGAGTCAACGGACAGCTCGTCGCCCGATACGAGTGACCAGAGCGAGGAGGACCCTTCGGCGACTGGTGGCGATGAGGCCGCTCCGGCCGAGGGTGACACGCCGACCGACACCGGTGACACGGCCACGACGGACTCGGGCGACAGCCCGCCGCGTGACCCGGAGACGGGGCAGTTCGTGAGCTCGGACGGCTGATGGGCTGACCTGGTAGCGCGGACCGGGATGATGAAGTCATGGGAGCCGCGAACGTACCAATGGAGATCGACCAGGGCGAGGACTGGACGACGACCATCGTCTACACCGATGACTTCGATGAGCCGTACAACGTGGTTGCCCCCTGCCGGATGGACATCAAGAACCAGCAGGGGGCCATCCAGCTCTCACTGGAGACTCCTGATGAGGAGGTCCCGGATGGGACGATCCCCTCGATCGGGGTCTCTGAGGAGATCGGGCTGATCCAGCTCCACATCGAGGACTCGGTGACCGCGAGCATGGTGCCCGGGGTCTACAAGTACGACCTGTTCGTGACCGTGAACGACGGGGACGAGTACGCGGGCAACCAGATCCAGCGGCTGATCGCCGGCACCTGCACGGTGAACCAGAGGGTGACCCAGCTATGAAGACCAGCGCGTTCGGCGTCGAGCACGAGGTGATCAGCAAGGAGACCGGGTTCATGCCCATGGGCCCGCGCAAGAAGGCGAACCCGGCCAAGCTGGAGGCGCTCAAGGCGGGCTACCGCTCTCGGGCAGCCAGGCAGGCAGGCACCTTGGCCAGGATCGGCCGGACGGCGGCGAGAGTCCGATGACCGTGAGCGCCTTCGGGGTCGAGCACGGCTACGAGATCTCGAAGAAGGACCCCTACGACGCCGGTCGCCAGCGCAGGTTCATCACCAACATGGCGATGGGCGGGGCAGGCGGTGCAGCGGCCGGGAACATCGGGGCCAAGATTGCCACCCGGGGCCGGTCCCAGCTGCGTCCTGGTCGAGCAGGCCTGGCCGGTGGTGCGCTGATGGGCGGGGTCGGAGTCGGGATCGTCTCCCGGGAGCGCAAGCGGGGCAGGATCCACAAGGCCGACCAGGAGCAGGCCGAGAAGTACCGGCGGACCAGCCGTACCCTGACCGCGCTGGGTGGCACGGGCGCGGCCTTCAGCGGTGCCACGGGTGCTATCGCCCGGGCCGAGGGCCGGGGCAAGGACCCGATGGGGTTCACCATGAAGGAGACCCCGTACGCCAAGCCGATGAGCACCAGGCTGCGCACCCGGATCCTGATGGGCAACGCCAAGGCACACCGGATGCAGTCCAAGGTCGGGGCCGGGATCGGAGCAGCTGGGCTGGGTCTGGCCGGTGCCTACAAGGTCGCCCAGCGCAAGGAGCTGAAGAAGGACTTCACGCCCGAGCAGAAGCGCAGGGGTCGGGACACGGCGATGGGCGCGGGCACGGTCGGGCTGGGTGGGGCATCCATCGCCGGCGGTGGGTACAACGCCAAGTTCCTGGGTGGGGCGGCCAACGCCCATGGTCAGCACGCCTACTGGTCGCACCGGATGATCCGGGAGCACAACACCGGCGACGTGCGGGCCAAGCTCACTCCGGTCCAGCTGGAGCACTACAAGCACGCGCGCAAGGTCTCCAGCCGGGTGGCCGGGGTCAAGGGAGCAGGAGCCGCTGCCTCGCTCGGTGTGGCCGGCCTGGGGGCCAAGGCGATCTACGACGTGTCCCGGAAGAAGAAGGGGTTGGCCCATGGCTAACGTGGTGAAGCTGGTCAACGGCGGAGCGATCCAGGTCAGAACTGGAGTCATTCAAGGAATCGGCCCGGTCGGTCCGCGCGGTGCGGTCGGTCCGCAGGGCATGCAGGGCGAGCAGGGGCCGCAGGGCGAGACCGGCCCGATGGGGCAGATCCTGCAGGTGCAGGGCCGGACCATCGTCACGGTCACCAACGCCCTGGCCGCGAACACCGACACGGTGATCGCCTTCGGCGGGATCGACTATGACCTGAACACCAACTTCTTCCCCAGTTCCTCCAACATCGTGCTCACCGACATCGGTGACTACATGCTCAGCGTCTACCTGGCCTTCAACGACGCCACGGCAGGCTCTCGATCCCTGTGGCTGCAGTCGGCCACCAACGGGCTGATCGCCCGTCAGTCCTCCACCTCGACTGCTGGCGCGCCCTGGTACATGAGCCTGGTCTACCCCTGGCGGTGCAAGGCCGGGAACGAGACGATCAACGTGCTGGCCCGCTCCTCGGCCGCGCTCAACATCTCAGCCGGCGCGATCACGGTCACCCGCGTGGGCTCGGGGCCCAAGGGCGATGTCGGGCCGGTCGGACCGCAGGGCCCGGTCGGTGCCCAGGGGGCCAAGGGCGACACCGGTCCGCAGGGTGCTCCCGGCGGCGCGTACACCAGCTACAACCAGCTGGTCGGGCACTAGCCTGGGCGCACAACTGAAAACCCAGGGCCGCGGATCGAACAACATCCCTATCAACCCTCAACCCCCATCGAAGGATGGGCAGGTGTACCCCCCAACGAAGCGGCCCTGGGGTCAGTGGATGACCGGGGTGGGGCTGTCGTCCCGGTTCACGACCACCCGGTCGTTGTTGAACTCGTGGATGTGCCCGCCGGCAGTGTTCCGGAAGACCCGGATCCACTCGGGGTGAGGATGGCCCGACGGCGGGTTGTTGGCCACGAACGCCAGGTTGCGGTTGACCATGATGTTGTTCCCGGCATGGCTGTCCAGGATCGAGATCATCCCGTCGTTGCGGGTGACCATGATGTTGTTCTTGGCATGGACCTGGCAGATCAGCACGTCATGTGAGCGGCGGACCATCACGTTGTTGCCGACCACCGGGTCCTGTTTGCAGCCGGCCTGGATGATCTCAGTCAGGCCCGTGGTGCCGCGGACGTTCACATTGCGAGCCACGTCGGTGTCGATCAGCCGGACGTTGGCCGCGCCCTTGGCGTGGACGCCGTGGGTGACCTTCGCTCCGGTCAGGGTGCAGTCGGCACCCGCGGGCACGCGCACGGAGAAGTAGGTGCCTCCGGTGAAGGAGCCGTCACAGACCAGGGTCTTGGGCGCAGCCTGGGACGGTGCGGCTACGGCGGTCAGGGCAAGGGCAGCGATGGCGATCAATGGTTTCAGCACTCGCGCACCGTACCCAGTTGATCCCATCCAGACGAATCACACCGATAGCATCTGCCCATGACCCAGGGCGTGTATGACCATGCTCAGTCTCCTCGGCTCGGTCAGCGTGCTCCGGTTGAGTCCACCTACGTCCAGATGTTCTCCGGCGTGGAGATCCCCGAGGCCGCCTGGCGGGGGATGCTGATCTACCGCAACGAGACCCAGCAGCTGCAGATCTTCAACGGCAACGGCTGGGAGGACGTGGTGGGCGGCGTCCAGGGCACGCTCACTTTCGTCGGCCCGGTTCCACCCACCTCGCAGGCCGTGGGCGACATCTGGCTGAACAGCGCGGACAACAACCGGATGTACGTGGCCATGAGCGTGG